ACCCCCTTTTGTGCGCCCTTAGGCACGCTTTGTTTTGCGTTTTCTAAACTAAGCATGTTACCATTTACAAAGTAAACCTTGCCTAGCCCATCGGGTATGTCGTTGAAGTCCTCCAACGAACGGATTTCATCGGCGTTTAACACGCCGTTTTGCCGCATTACGTTGTAATACTGCGTCCTCGCCGCCGTATCGCCCCGCATAAGCCCGTTCGTGTTGAACTTAAAGAACAGCTTCCTGCGCTGCGTTTCCGTCAGCAAATCGCGGTACAGCGCCTGTTCGAGCTTCACCGACATAGGATTTATGCAATCTCTTACGAACTCAAGGCTCTGTTGCTCGATGTTTGAGAACGTCGCGTGCTCCATGTCCATGCACAGGTGAGGCGGCACACCGAATATCCGGCAAATTTCCGCAATGGCAAACTTGCGCGATTCAAGCGCCTGTGTTTTCTCAAGGTCCCGGGTTATCGTCGTGGCCTTGGCTCCGTCCTCGAGCATGATAAATTTGCCAGCGTTTAATACGCCTCCGTAGTTCTTCTGAAAGTCGGATTTCATGCGCTCGTATGCCGAATCAGAAAGTCCGCCCGGAACTTCGATAAACCCGCCCGGATTCACCCCTTGGCTGAACGTAGCACTTGCGTAGCTCGTCAAGTCTTTTGTAAGCCCTAACACATCGGCGGCAATCGTGAGCGGGTTTTCCGCGTCGCCCGAAAACAGGAAGCTCGGAACATGGATAAACTCGCCGCTCCGTAAGCGTTCCGTTTTGCCATCTGAAACAACGTCGATAAACCGCTCCCCGCTGATTTCGTTTGTTTCAACGCCGCGCGGAATGTTGCCAGTCGGAATGTTCCACAGCCCCTTGATAAAGCCGTTTCGGTCGCGCTCAATCTTGGCAAAGCCGCCCTTCGTCAAGAGAAGGTTCGCAACAAACATCTGCCAAAATTCATATGCCGTTGTGTGCGGGTTCGGCAGGGCATAAACAAGGTGATAAAGTGGATTTCCTTTTGCTTTCTCTTTGCCCGTGTCCGTGCTCTCATACATGTGCAGCGGCAGGCTCGCCATCGTCTTGCTTACGAGGTCTACACAGCGGAACACCGCCGCAACCTGTATTGCCGTTTTCGGCGTGACTGAATAGCCGCGCCCCGTAAGCAGTTCGCGCCATCCTGCATCGTCGGCGGGCTTGATGGATTTCTGCACCTCCAACACAGTCCGCCCGAATAACTTTATCTTCAAATCACCCGCAACCCCCTATCCTCGTAGACTGACTTTTTCGGTTCCAGTTTGATTGCCGCCGCCATTGCGTCTATCAAGGCGCACACAGGGTCTATGCGGTCAATGCTTTTGTTCTTCATGGGTTTCTTATTTTCGTTCCCGTCCGTCGCCACATTGACATTACCGAACGTCCACCGCCCCATTGGATTCATTTCATGCGATATCCCGCCGTTCATGAACAGCTTTTCAAGCTCGTGCATTGCCGGTGACATTCCCGCCATCGTCTGCGGTATCTGAATGAACTTGTTCTGATCTTCCGATTTCAGCATCTGCCGCAACACTTCAAGATGCCACGGGTCGCCGCAGAAGTATTTCACTTTGTAATCCATCGACAGCTTTTCAATGTGGTTTGCCAAATATCCAAAGTCCACCACGTTCCCCGGTGTTGCGTGAATGTGCCCGGCCTTTACCCATTTCGAGAATGGTACATGGTCGCGATTCTCCCTCTCTTTCATGTTGTCCTCGGGTATCCACGCATCCACGAAAAACCGCCAGCCCTCGTTACCTTGCGGCGGGAACAGCGTTGTTATTGCCGTCAAATCCGTTGTGCTCGACAAGTCAATGCCAACATAGCAATCCCGCTTTAACATATCGGCGCGGCTCCATTCGCCCTGCGTCTTGTCCCATAGCGTGATGGGTAACCAACCGATGCGCTTGTTAGAGCACCACTGGTTTAATCGCAACCACCTAAAATTCCGCTCCCTGTCCGGGCTAATTTGTGCTTCAAGCGCCGCCTCGCGCATTTTTTTAATTTCTATCGTGTGTCCGAGCGACGGATTCACCTTATACCAAAGCGCCTCGTCGTATATGTCGCCCGCGTAGTCAGGCTCTATGCCCCATATTTTACAATACCAATGCGGGTTCGCAATCTCGCCGTCAATCGTGCGCCTTGCGCGTTCGTGGATTTCCCATCCTATGCTTTTTCGGTCTGCGTCGTCGCCTGCCGTTGTAATCACATACCACAGCGGCTCTGTTCGTGCATCGCCGGAACCCTCCGTCATAACCGTCCATAGCCGATTGTCCGGCTGCGCGTGAAGCTCGTCGAATATAACGCACGAGCAGTTTAACCCGTGCTTTGTCTTACTTTCCGACGAAAGCACCTTGTACCGCGATCCCGATACCACATCTTCCATCATTTTCTGTGAAAGCGTCAGTTTGCAGCGTTTTTTAAGTACCGGGCTTTTATTTACCATATCAACCGCGATGTCGTATATCAGCGACGCTTGACTTCTGTCGGCGGCGCAACTATATATTTCACCGCGCTGTTCACCGTCCGCAAACGTGTGATATAGCGCGATGCCCGCGCCCAGCGTGCTCTTGCCCGTTTTTTTCGGTATCTCCAAATATGCCGTGGTGTACTGTCTGCGCCCATCGTCGTCAAGCGTTCCGTACACATCTTTCAAAAAGTCGTATTGCCACGGCAGGAGCGTTATTTGCTTCCCCGCAAACTGTCCCTGCCCCAGCCGCAAACTTTGGATAAAGTTTATCGCGTATAGAGCGCGTTCGTTGCTGAATTTCATGTTTCTCGCCGCCTATGTAATATTCCGTCAACCAGTCATTGCGGCCTCCCGAGCGTGAGAAGATTGTCGAGCGGGTCTTTCTCAACCTCTTTTTTTGCCGCAATCACGCCCATGCGCGCTCTGCCCACGGGCGATAAGCAGAGCTGCTCTGCGTATTTTGCTATACTCGCCCCTTCGAGCCTCATGATTCTCAAATACGGATTTTCTTTAATGCGCCCCTCATCCTTTATAATGAGGCTTCCCTTTTTGTATTCTCTTTGCGCCTTTTTATAAATCGCTACGCTCTCACAGTAAGCCGACAACGTAGAAATATCTAAATCGTTTAGGATTTCAGAATCAAGCTCGCGGTAAAGCCTAACCACTCGCTCCCACTCCGTAAGCGCCGCCCCCTCAAGCTCTTCTGGTGGTTCGAGGTTGTCCGAACAGCCCGTAGGCTCTGCCGCTTCACGCGCTTCCATTTCTTTTTTTGTGTATCGGTTTGTTTTGTTATCTACCACCGAGAACGGGCGCGGCTTTCGTCCTGTTGGCATGTGCTCATCCCCCGTTTCTGATTAAAATAACCCCCACTCAGCGAACCCCTCAAACCCGCCAGCGCTGGATATGTACTGCCGCGCAATCTCCACAATTTCCGAATACGGCCTCCCGTCCACGGTGTCGTCTCCTATTGCACAGCACAGCTCTACCGTTTTCCCCGTCTCCTGCGCTTTCAAAAACGCATAGATGTTTATTGACACGTCCGCCTTGCTCAAGTCCTTCCCGTGCAGTCCGCCGCCAGTAACGCTGTCAGCCATGTCTGAGCCGAGCTTTCTGTTTGTTGCCCCTGTGTCGACATCAGTTCCGCCAGTCCAATCACCGAGTGGGTTTATTTCCGCGTGCGGGAAAACAGACTGCAGATTTTCTCCGCTTGCGTTGCTTTGACAAATTATCAATCGGTCTCCGTCCAGTATGTACTTTCCGTCTGCGGGATATTTTGCGTAAATCTCTCTCGCTATCCGCGACATTCTTTTTTGCTCGCCCGTAAGCGGCACCCCTTTAAAGATGCCGTTGTCACCGCACCGCGTTTTATTAGATTGATTCGCCGCGAGATGAAGGTCCTGCTTTACGCATACAAAATCGACATTAATATCTCCCGCTATTCGGCGCACTATTGGGCCAACCTCGGGAGTGCTTATGTCGCACGAAGTCTCCGCAATAATGTGGCACACTCCATGCCCGATTAACACTTCAACAGCAACCTTCGGCTTTTCTTCTTTCGTGTATGCCAAGTCCACAATTGCCCCAGCAATCCTGTCCGCAATTTTATCTGGATGGCATGGGTTTACTTTTTCAATCATTGCTTCACCGCCTTTTCACCTGTGAATTGCTCCCATCGGTCTATTATTACGTCACAGTATTTCGGGTCGAGTTCGCAACAATAGGCCGTTCTTCCGTTCTGTTCACAGGCTATTATGGTCGTACCCGATCCTGCAAATGTGTCAAGAACGACATCTTCGCACTTTGTGTTGTTTTGTATTTGGTAATCAAAGAGTTTAATTGGCTTCATCGTTGGATGGATTTCGCTTCTATTCGGCCTATCAAAGTTCAATATAGTTGTTTGCTTTCGGTCACTCGCCCACAGGTGAGCCGCTCCGCCTTTCCAGCCATAAAGGCAAGGCTCGTGCTTCCAGTGGTAATCCTGTCTGCCCATTACTAAGCTGTTTTTATTCCAAATAAGACACTGCCTTACTTCCCACTCAACATCGCGACAGGCTCCCCTAAAATTATATCCTTCTGCTTCTGCGTGCCAAATATAAAAAACCGCTCCGCCCTTCATAACGGAGTCCGCCGCAGAAAACGCACTGCGCAAAAACTGCCTGAAAACATCATCCGCCATTGTGTCGTTTTTAATCTTTAGTTTTTCTTTTGTTCCCCCTTCGTAATCGACATTATAAGGAGGATCTGTTAAAAACAAGTCAGCCCTTACCCCGCCCATCAGCTTCTCGACCGTTTCTTTGTCCGTGCTATCCCCACACATCAAACGGTGCCGCCCAAGTTGGTAAATATCTCCTAATTTTGTTTTAGGTTCTTCCGGCAATTCAACTTCGTAATCGTCCTCGACTGTTTCGTGTTCTTCTTCTCCGAATA